CGCAGTCTCGGTAGCGGCCAACCCACACCTCGCCCATGTGGATCACGCCGGGCGCAGAGAGCGCGACGACGATCCGCCACTTGCGCTCGACGATCGGCACCGGAAGCGCGACCGACCCGTCACCGCGCACGTTCAGCGCCAGCGTGCCGGCCGTGATCGGAAAGCCGGTCGACAGGTGGTAAGCCATCACGCTGGAGACGCCGACGCCCGCCGTGAGAACGCGCAGATCGAACAGTGCTAGGAAATCCACGGCCTGCGCCGTCCCGATGTCCACGTCGAACGACCACGTCGCGGCGGCGGTGAGTCCGCGGTATGGCACCGCGAGCAGCCCGTCGACGAGCGCCGATGACGGATAGCCTGGAAACGACGCCGGAGCCGTCACGGCGGCGCCGCGAGCGAAATTCTGGAGCGACAGGCGCAGGCTCATGCGGGCCTCCCGGTGCGCGGCTCGGCGACGCGCCGACGCAGCCCCGCAATCTGCTTTCCGTCCTGCCGCGCCGCGCCGCGCCGGTACTGCGCCGGCTCGACCGCGTGGCCGATCACTTCGAGCATGCTGCGCGGATCGAACGCGGCGACGTTGACGGTGGGCGCGTAGACGCCGCCGACCATGCCTGCCGCCGCGCCCTTCCCGACGTATCCACCGTTTGCGAACGCAGGGATCGACGGGCCGATCCTGCCGCTGTTGATCGCCTCAAGGAGCGGGCGGGCCTTCCGCGTCGCCGCGGCGTTCACGATGAATTCGCCAGGGCTCACGAGCGCGAGGTTCCGATCGTCGCGAGGGCCGCCGATGCCCGTGATCAAGCCGCCCTCCGCGAATGCACCGACGAGACTTCCGAGCGACGCCATCCCAGCGCCGAGCACCTGCCCGCCGGGGAACAGCGATGCGAACGAGCCGCCGACCTGGAGGATGGTCGAAAGCCAATCGCCCGCGTCACCCTTGCCGTCGATGACACGCTTGAACGAGAGCAAGAAGGACTCGCCGAAGCGGATGCCGGCGATCGCTCCCTGCTCGGCAGCCTGCTCATCGATGCGCGCCTGGCGCAGCGCCTCACGCTGTGCCTTCGCGTGCGCGTCGGAGAGCTTCTTCGCATCGTCTGCACGAATGGCCGCAATCTCGCGCGTGGCGCGGTCGTTGATCTCCGCGCGCTGCCGCAGGTACTCCTCCTCCCACGCGAGGTCGGCCTGGCCGAGTTCGATCTTCGCGGCGTACAGATCCTCGAGGGCGAGCAGTTCGCGTTCGCGTTCGAGGCGCACGCGGCCGATGCGCTCGTTCTCCGCGGAGTCGAGGACGTCGCGCTCGTGCAGGAGATCCTTCGCCGCCTGCACGGTACGCTCGGCCTCCTTCTGCCTCTCCTCGCGTTCGCGCTTCTCGCGATCGAGTTCGCGTTTGCGCTCCTGCTCGGCCTCGCGGGCGCGACGCTCGCGGTCTGCCTTCGCCTTCGCGGCGTCGGCCTCGTCCTCCTTGCGCGCCTTGTCTGCGCCCTCGAGCATCTCGGTGCGGCCCGACTCCTCGCGGAGCCTCTCCGCGTCGGCGCGCAAGCGCTGGCGCTCGCCCCGCAACACGCGGATCGCGTCTTCGGCGCGCTCCCTCTCCTCGTTGCTCACGAGGTACACAGCGTTGCGTTCGGCCATCCGGATCTCGTTCGAGATCCGTACGGCCTCTCGCTCGAGCTCATCGGCACGGCGCAGAAGCTGCTCGGCCATCGTGGGCCCGAAGAGCTCCTGCTCCTTGGCGTCGTTTGCGGCGCGAGCCCTCCGGAGGACGTCATCGGCCTTCGCCTTCGCTGCCTCCTGCGCCGCCTTGCCGGCGGCGTCGACGGCGGAGCTGCCGTCGATGTCCATGAGGCGCTTCACCTCGGCGCCCATGCCGGCGATCTCGGACGCGGTCAGCCCCGCCTCGAGGCCAGCCTTCATGATTGCCTGCACGGTGCTGCGGTCGAGCTCGCCCGTGAAATCAGCGAACGCGTTGCCCACCATGCGAACGTCGCGTGCGGTCGTGCCGAACGTCGCAGAGAGCGCGTCCATCTGCGCTTCGACGCGGCGCATCTCAGCGAAGTGCTCCACCAGCGCGTTCGCCACCGCGCCGACGCCAGCGAGCGCGAAGCCGAAGATCGTCGCCTTCCCGGCGCCCTTGACCATCGCGCTGGTGAACAGCGTCATGCCGTCCATCACGCTGTGCGTCTGCATGCCGAGCGCGGCCATCACCGAGCGCACGCCCTCCATGCGCTCGCCGGCCCACGTGAGCTGCGCGTAGATGTCGCCGCCCTGCGCCCCGGCCTGCGCCGAGCCGCCCCGCGACAGAGGCGGCGCGAGGTCATCGTTCGCCGCGCCGCCACGGCGATTCAGCGCCGCGCGCCGGGCCGCGTAGTCGGTGAGCAGCTTCGTGCGTGCCGCCTCGAACTGCTCGATCGTGATGAGCTTCTGGCGGTTCATCTCGCGGAGCGTCGCCAGCTCCTCGGTGGCCTTGCGACGCAGCGCCTTGCCGGGCTCACCGCGTTCGAGGATTTCTACGATCCGCTTTTGCGCCGACTCGGCCGTGGGTGGAACCTTGCCGAACTCCCGCTTGGCCCTCTCGATGTCCGTCGAGAGCGTCGCAGTGCCAGCGCGGATCTCAACCAGCATCTCGCCGATCTTGCCAGCCATGCAGCTATCCCTTCATTCGCGCCTGGGCGGCGGCGATGATCAGCGCCTTCATCTCGTCCTCGGACTGCTTCCGCGGCGCCGGCCTCCTGCCGAAGAACGTCCCCGGCGGGTACGGCGGCTGCCCCTCGCCGCGGTACGGGTCGGCGAGCATTCGGCAGATCGTGTCGGCGTACGCGTCGCAGCGCTCACGCTCGACATTGCGACGATCCAGCAGCGCGTAGAACTGGCTCGGCGACAGCCGCCAGAACTCCGACTCGTCGAGGCGGAGATCGTAGCGGCCAATCGCCCAGAGTTGCGCCCACGTCAGGGGTTCGACGGGGGCGCTGTCGGAGGGCCCGCGTCGGCGTCCTCCTGCGGCTTCGGCTTGTGATCACCGATCCATGCCAGCGTGATCGCCGCGCGGATCTCCTCGACCTGCGACGGGTGCACCAGATCCTCGACCTGTTCGATCGTGAGGCCGGGCTCCTCGTGGACGAGGCCGCCCCACAGCAGGATCGTGAGCGTGCGCGGCGTGACCGGCTCGGAAAGCAGCGCCCCCTGCAGGATCGAATTATCCCTGCCGCTCACCTCGTCGATGCGGCGGCAGCTGCTCATCCTGTAGCGGAGCGTGCGCTCCTTGCCGTCGAGCAGCCGCACGCGCACCGGCTTATCGAGATCGATCATGCCGTCCATCACGACACCACGAAGTTCGGCTCGCCGGTGATCTCGGCGGTGAACGAGCACGACAGCACGCCGTTCATCGCGACAGCCGGCGAGACGTTCGAGATGAACGCCTTGACCTGCCACGTCGTCGAGTTGCCGTCGGGGAACACGATCTGGAAGTTCCGTTCGGCCCGCGAGGTCCAGTCGGTCATCAGATCCTTGTGCGCCCCCGTCGCGCCGGGCAGCAGGTGCACGGTAAACTGGAGCTGGCCGGCGTCGAGCATGCCCGGCTTCTTCACGCGCCACGTGCTCGACAAGTCGCTTGCGTCGATGGTCTCGGTCGTGCCTCCAAGCGGCGTGATCTGCGTGACCTCGGCGATGGCGGTGAACGTCTCCGGCCCACCGGTGCCGCTGCCGCGCTTGAGGATCGTTCCGACGCTCGGGATTGCGTTCTCGCTCATGCTTCCTCCCAGGCACCTACTCGCGGTGCCAGATCGTGTAGTCGCGGCTCACCGCGTGAAATTCGGGGTCCATGTCGGCGGGCTCGTCGCCCTCGCTCGAGGAGACGCCGTAGACGAGCACGTCGCCCCACATGCTGCGCGTGGTGGTCGAGAGAGCGGCGCGCACCTGGCTGGCGAGATCCTTGGCCTCGTTCCACGTGAGCGCCCATGCGGTCACGCGGATGACGGGCGCCGCCAACCCGCTCGCGCCGGTCAGGCTCTCGACCGTACCGGGCGAGATCGTCTCGTACGTCACCAGCGGCGGCGGCTCATCCTGCGGGGCGAACTTCGGGTAGACCTTCGCCACGCCGGCCGCCACGAGCCGGTGATACAGCGCGTCCTCGATCACGGGTCACTCTCCCTGCACGAGCAGGATGGCGGCAGCGGTCTTGAGCGCAGCCTTCTCGATGCGCTTGCTCGCGTACGCCTGCATCGCGCGCAGCACGCTGTCGGCCTCCTCGCGGATGGTCGTGCGGATGAACGGCCGCTCCGCGACGAAGCCGAGGTTGCGCTGCTTCTTCTTGAACTTCTTCGGCTTGCGGGGATTCGTGCCGAACTCGATGAAGTGCCAGATGCGCGCGGGGTCGTAGTTGCGCGTGACCACCTTCCCGCTGCGCAGCCGGTGCTGGTAGACGTAGCTGCGGTGCTGGATGGCGATGCCGGCGATCATCTCGTCGCCCCTCGCGCGCTTCGTGCTGATCACCACGTTGTCGGCGAGCCGCCCCTTGCCGCGCGAGTACGGCCCGGCTCGCGTGGAGACGCGCGCCTTCCGCGCGGCGGTCTTCTGCAGCACCTTCGCACCGGCACGCACTGCGCCGCGCATCACGTTGCGCTGGATGCGGACGGGCAGATCCTCGAGGTTCTTGCGTATCTCGTCGAGCCCCGCAACCTTCACCTGCCACGCCTGCGGCCTCGCCATCGCTAGATCTCCGTGGCCTGCGCGGCGATCTCGAGTCCTCCCCGGCGCCCGAGTTCCTTGATGCCGGTGATGTCCCACTCGCGGCCGTCGTAGACGATCCGCATCGACTCGGTGACGTCCGAGCGCCAGCGAATCGTGAAGGTCGACGAGCGCTGCGCCATCTCCTTCGGCGCGCTGGCGCGCTCACTCGCGGAGACATCGCGCACCTGCGCCCAGGTGGTGAAGGCGTCCGCCCACGCCTTCGTCGGCTCGCCGCCGCGGCCGGGCGTGGTGGCGAGGCGCTGGAAGGTGACGCGGCGATCGAGGTTGCCGGCGCGCATCAGGGCACCTCGTAGCGATCGAGCATGCGCGCGAACGTGCGGGCGAGCTGGCTGCTCACCGTGCCGACGATCAGCGTGCCACGCTGGTCGTAGCTGTCGGCGACGTGCAGGAGCATCGCGTGCTTGATGCCGGCCGGCACGTCCGCAGGCTCACCGTAGCCTGCGACGAACTCCACCTCGACGGCATCGGGCCGGTCCTCGGTGGTCGGCCACGACGCGCCCGCCTTGAGCGTCACGACGCCCGGCATCGGCGCCTCGGTCAGCACGGGAGCCGGATGCGCGCCGGAGACGTGATAGACGGCAGGGTCGAGCGTCTGCAACGTGCCGGCGGCGTCGTAGTACCGGACCGCCGTCACCGACTGCAGGGGCGGCCGGGGGATCTCTAAGTACCGCCCGGCCGGGAATGCTTCGAGCGTAAGGCGCAGCGTCGCGGTGACGAACTGCCGCTTCGTGCGGCTCTCCGCGTCGCTGCGCGCGCTCTCGATGTAGGTGCTCGCGAGGTCCGCGTCGTCGGCGAAGTCCGCGCGAACGTGCGTCTGCGTCACCACGTCCGCCGCCGAGATGGGCTCAGCGGCGGGCGCCTCGATGATCTGGACCGCCATGCGTCACCGCCCCTTGCGCTTCGGCGGCGCGGTGCGCGCGGCCGTTTCGTAGTCGCCAGCGACGGCGAACACAGGCTCGGTGATCTGCTCGGCGAGACCGAGGCCGATCCACTCGAGCGCGGTCGATTCGTCGAGGCTGATGACCTGCCCGCGACGGTAGGCGCCGCCGGCCGTTGCGATGCTGGTCAGGATGCGGATCTGCATGGCGGTCCTCCGGTTGGTTAGGCGTGGACGAGCTTCGCGAACGCCTCGCCGAGCACGACCTTACCGTCGAGACGCTGGTGCATCTTGAAGCCGATCTGGCCGTTGGCGGCGTAGAGCTCGTTGAGCCTCTGCATCGAGCGGCCGAGGCGGTCGACGATCCAGTAGTACGAGAAGTCGCCGAACACGACCGAGGTCTTGCCGGTGCCGATGGTCGGCATCGCGTCGGAGGTGAAGACCGGGCGGCCGTTGAACACGTCGGGCTGGCCCTGCTGCACGCTCGGCTGCCACAGGTACTGGTCGTCCGAGCCCTTGAGCTTGCGGAGCGCCGCGGCCGTGCTGTCGTGCATGAGGTACGAGCCGTTGGCACGGTACCCCTGCTTCACCTTGTAGGCCAGGTCGATCATGTTGTCCGCGGTGATCGCGGCGGCTGCGGCGGCCTGCGTGTTGCTCGCGCCAGAGATCACGCCGGTCGGCTTGCCGGTGCCGTTGCCCGCGACCATCGCCGCTTCCTCTGCGGTGCCGAAGGAGCGCGCGAACACGTCGGCGAGGTACGCCTCTGTGGCGAGGAAGGAGTCCTGCAGGAACTCCTCGCTGGCCTTCGCGATGCGGCCGAGCTTGCAGGCGCCGAAGGTCACGCGGCCGAACGCCGGGTTCGACTCGGTGTAGCCCGCGGCCTCGTCCAACCACGCCGCCGTGCCGGCGTCCGCCTCGACCGTGACCAGCTTGTCGCCGGAGACGGACGGCAGGACGCGCGAGATCTGGCGCATGACGTTGGCGTTCTGCAGCGCGACCACGAGGGCGCGCTCGAACTCGTCGGGCACCGTGTAGCCGCCCTGCGCGTCGGTGGTGATGTTCAGCGCGCGGAGCTCGCTGTCGGCGATCCGCTCGCCCTTCATCACCCGCCAAAAGGCCGCGCGCTGCTCCTCGTTGACGACCTTGCCGCCGCGCTGCTCTCCGCCCGCGATGGCGGGGGCCGGCGCGGTGCGGAGGTCCGCCTCGAGCTCGGCGACGCGCTCCTCGTCGGCGATGCGCTTGCCGAGGGCGTCGATGTCCGTGTTGATGCGCGACCACTGCGCATCCTCGTCGGCGTTACGGGCGCGCCTCTCGTTCTCGGCGCGCTCCAGGATGGCGCGGGCCTCGGCGACGAGGCGGGCGCGCTGCTGCTTCAGCTCGTTGATCTTCGACATGCGTTCTCTCCAGAAAAAGGGGTCAGCCCAGTTCAGCGAGGCGGAGGCGCATCGCCATCCGCTGCTGCTCCGCCTCGATGGCGGCTCGATCCGATTCCTGCTGCTGCTTCTGCTGCGCCTCGCGCTCAGCCTGCCGGCGCTCGAGGATGGTCGCCGACGAGCGCGCGCTGATGCTGGTTGCGTCGTAGGCGGGGAAGGTCACGGGGGAGACGTCGAGCAGATCCGCTTCGAGGATCGTGCGAACCTCCTTGCCGTCGCGCATCTCCCACTTGTCGGAGACGACGCGGAACCCGAAGGACATCTGCGACACATCGCCGCGCTTGATCAGCGTCGTGACGTCGCGGCCGAGCTGCGTGTCGGGCGGCAGGATCTCGACGTGGAGCCCGTGCTCGTCCTCGCGCAGCGACAGGGTGCCGCTCGCGGTGCGCCCGAGGACGTGCATCGGGTCGTGGTTCCACAGCGCCCGCACGTCATCGCCGCGGCCGATGCTCTTGGCGAACGCGCCCGGCTGGATGCGCTCGAAGAACCACCCGCCGATGTCGGCCTCGGTGTTGAACACGGCCGCGTAGCCAGCCAGTTTGCCGGCATCGGCATCGTCGGCGCGCATCTCGATGCGGCCGTCCACCATGCGCCTCTCAGGCTGCATCGTCGTCTCCCTTGGCCGGCGTCACGTCGGTGCCGCTCGGCGCCATGTTCAGCGGGGTCAGGTACACGTCGCCGCCGTCGCGCGGGTTTTCGTTCTCGATAGCGCGCGCCTCGTTCGGCGAACGCATGCCGCTCTGAATCGCGATCTGGTGCACCTGGTAGCGAGAGAGCGTGTCGCCGCGGAGCAAACCATCGACGCTGAACTCGGCGAAGTACGTGTCGCGCTCGCTCGGCAGCAGCAGGTCGCGCTTGATCGACTGCTCGATCTTCACGAGCCACGGCCGGATCGTGTGCCGCACGAAGTTGATCGACTGGTGCTCGATGTTCGAGAACGTCGCCCGCTCTAGATCGCCGATCATGTGCGGCGGCACGCGGAAGATGCGGGCGATCTCGCCGAGCTGGAACTTGCGTGTTTCGATGTACTGCGCGTCCTCTGCGCTCATCGTGAGCGGCGTCCACGTGACGCCCTCCTCGAGCACCGCAGCGCCGCCCACTTGCTTGCCGCTGCCCATCGCCTGCCAGCCCGCCGCCAACCGCTTGCGTGCCTCATCCGAGAGTTTGCCGGGATGCGACAGGATGCCGCTCGGCCGGGCCGCGTTGGCGAAGGTGTGCGCGCCGTGCGCTTCGGCGGCGAGCGCCAGGCCGATGGCCTCGCGGTTGTAGGTAATCGGCGAGACGCTGGTCAGGCCGTCGAGCGTGAACCCGCGGATGTGCCACACCTCGCCCGTGCGCAACGTGGCCTTGCCGCCATCCACCTCGTAAAGCAGCGAGCGACCGTCCTTCGCCGGGTAGACGCGCACACGGTCGGGATGCAGCGGGATGAGCTCCACCACCTCACCGGCGCCGTTTCGGACGATCTGCACGTAGCCGGGGCCGCGGAGGTTGAGCGAGGCGACCAGCATCTCGAAGGCGTCGGCGCTCGACATGAGCGCGTTCGGCTGCGAGTGCAGGAGCGAGTACAGCGGATGGTCGGTCGCCCGTTCCTTCCCGCCGTCCGGCAGGCGCCGGTACAGATGCAGCGGCAGGGAGGCGATGGTTTCCGACAGAAGGCGCACGCAGGCGTACACCGCCGTCGAGCGCATCGCCGTGTCGGGCGTGACGCTGACGCCGGACGCGGCAGGGCCACCGCCCCACGCCTCGAACATCCAGGTGTCAGGGCGTGCGAGGGTACTGCGGCGCTCCATGCGGAGCCACGCGCCGACCCGTTCCTTGATGCTCATGTGGCTCCTAGAGGATGAGGAGGTCGCTGCTCTCGTAGGTCGAGCCGGCATCCGGGCCGCTGCGCAGCATCGCGCGCCCCAGCGCGTTGAGCGTGGCGACCACGCCGTCGATCTTCGCTTCCTCGCGCTCCTTGCGCGGGAAGATATTCCCCTTGGCGTCTTCCTTCGCGACCACGTTGCTGACCATCCACGTCAGCACCGGATCGCCCGTGTGGTGGAAGCGCCCCGAGAGCACCAGCGCCTCGAGCTGCTTCATCGGCTCGGAGAGGTTCCCGACCGTCTGCCGCATCTCCACCATCGGCAGGCCCTTGCCCATCATCTGCGTGGCGAACATCGCCGCGTTCCACGGGTCGAACGGGACCTCGGCAATCTCGTATGCGTGCGCCGCGTCGAGCAGGTCGTCGCCGATCTGCTGGTGGTCGATGACCGCGCCGTCCGTGGCGGTAAGCAGGCCGTCGATGTGCCAGCCCTGGTAAAGCGGGTTCCTGCCATCGGCGATGCGATCCTCCGGCAGGTAGTACCGGCCGTAGGCGTGGTAGTGCGTGGCGCCGTCCTGCTCCCGCGGGAACAGCAGCACCATCGCCGCGATGTCGACCTTCGAGGCGAGGTCGATGCCCACATAGCAGGGAGCGCCCTCGAACTCCTCGATGGGCGGCGCGTCGGCGCACGCTTTCCACGCCTCCATGTTCATCCACGACGTCGATGCGTTGACCCAGCAATTCAGGTGCTTGGTCTTGAAGACGTTCTGCTTGCGGCTGCTGCTGATCGCCTCACGCTGCCGGGCGCGCAGGTACTCGAGCGAGATCGACACGTCGAGGTTCGGGTTCGCCTTCCGCAGCGCGAGCTCGCTCGTCCAGTCGTCCTCTGGGTCGATGCCGTAGATCAGCGCAAACAGCTCGTCGTCGTCGAGCGCGCCATCCAGCACCTTCGCCGCGTCCTGCTCGAGGGCGTAGCACGGCGACGCCACGTTGCTGCCGGCGGTGGTGATGATCACGAGCAGAGGCTGCTCGCGCGCGCCCATGCCGGTGAGCATCGTGTCGACGAGCTCGTCGGTCGCGTGCTCGTGGTACTCGTCGACGATGGCGCACGACGGCGAGGCGCCGTCACCTGGCTTGCCGATCACCGGCTCGAACCGGCTGCCGTTGGCGACGATGTGGAGGTTCGATGCGTTCACCTCGACACCGAATGCGTCCTGGTACTCCGGCGTGCGTTCCGCCATGAGGCGCGCGGGGCGGAACACCTCCCAAGCCTGTTTCTCGGTCGTGGCGCCCGAGTAGACCTCGGCGCCGAACTCGTTGTCGGCGGCGAGCATGTAGAGACCCAGCGGGGCCACCATCTGGCTCTTGCCGTTCTTGCGCGGGATCTTCGCGTAGACCTTGCGGTAGCGGCGCAGGTTGTCGCGCTTGCGGACCCATCCGAAGATCGACGAGAAGAAGAAGCACTGCCACGGCTCGAGGCGCAGGCGGTTGCTCGCGCCCGGCCGCCCCACCGCCCACTTACCCTTCGTGTGCGGAAACAGCTCGACGAAGCGGCAGACACGCTCGGCCTTCGCCTCGTCGAAGCGGTACGGATACTCCGTGGCCCCGCTGCGCTCGATGTCGTCGAGGTGCCGCTTGCACGCGGCGATGGTGAGCCGGCACGCGGGCACACGTCCCTCGGCAACGTCGCGTGCGTACTGCAGCGCAGCGTCGGCGTGAGGCGTCTTGCTCGGCTTCATCCCAGATTCTCGAACGGGTTCGCGCTCGTCCTCTGCTTGCCGCCCCCGACCTTGCCGCGCGACGCGGGCGTCAGGCCGAGCTCGGCGTGCAGCGACTGCAGGTGGCGCAGCGCCTCGGAGCGCTGAGCGACGGCCGGGTGGGCGCGGATCATCCCGTTCTCGGTCGTGTAGTACGCGCTGCCCTTGATGACCTCGGCGGCCGTGTCGACCTCGACGCGGCGCACGGCGATCGCCTCGTAGACGAACTGGTACGTCGCGGACGCGAGGCCCAACTCGGCGTGCCGCGCGACCACCTCGTCGAAGTAGTGCCGGTGCGCGTCGTCGAAGTGCTCGGGCGCCACCGGAGCAGCATCGCTCGGCGGCGGGGCGTCTGCGGCGTGTCGGTCAGGCCGGAACGTGCCCTGCACCACGTGCAACTCGGGCGGCTTGCGCTTGCGTCCTCCCGCCATCGGTCAGCCCTCAAAGTGGTCAGATCGCGGAAAGTGGCAAAAACGCACCTCTCGCGCGACGTAACCACTGAATTTTCCTTAGTTTTGACGACGCGAAATGGTTGCTACCCCGCGCGGTTTCTCGGCCGATCCCCCCAGGTTCGCCCTCCCCCCTCCCCCTATCGGGGCCGTAGACAACCTGTGGAAAACTCACAGAACGGCCTCTGGGTGCCGTTTTCTCCGCGTTTACGCGGTTTTCGGCGATCCTCGACAGCGAGCCGCCACAGCCACGTCAGAACTTGGCACGCTTCTTGGCGCGCCTCGCGTCGTCCGCCTTGGTCTTGCGGGCGTGGCATGGGTGACAGAGTGATTGGAGCGATCCATCGATAGCGCCGCCGTCCTGCAGGGCGATGATGTGGTCAACCTCGGTCGCTCGCGTCACCTTGCCCGCCGACTCGCACCACTCACACAGCGGATGCTCGGCGAGGTAGGCGTTGCGGATGCGGCGCCACCTCGACGTGTAGCCGCGCGCGTGCGCCGTGCCGCGGCGCTCGTCGTAGACCCTGCGCTGCAGGCCGGTCTGCCACTGCTTCGGCGCCTGGTGTCTCTCGCACCGGCCCTTGGCGACCAGCGCCACGCACCCCGGATACGTGCACGGCCTCGGAGGTGCGGACGGCATCACCCTCCCGCCAGCGCCCGCACCGCGAGCGCGACGACGCCGGAGGCGACGGCCGACGCGATGAACGACACGACGCCGACGACGACCACAGCCTTCGCGGCGGTGAGCTCCAGCGCATGCACGCGCTGCTCGAGCGAGGCGAGGCGCTTGTCCGTCACGCGCTCGCGCTCGAGCGCGCGGATGCGCTCCTCGTGGTCGTGCCACGGGTCCGGCTTGGGCAGGTTCGCGCTCACGCCAGCCACCTCCCCGCGGCGGCGGCACCGGCGGCGGCGAGGCCGTAGACGATCTGGGCCGCGGTGTCCGGGAGCGCGAGCGCGGCGGCCGCGAGGAGGACGGCGGCGCTGAAGAATGCAGCGGCGGTGGCGATGCGGCGGGTCACGGGCACTCCGGGGCTTCGGGGGTGACGCGGCAGAGACGGCGCACGAAGTAGGGCGGGCTGTCGGCGGTGGAGTTGGGGCCTCCAATCGGTAGCGCCTCGCAACGCTCGGAGGCGCACCGACAGCCGGGGCCCTGGCACACGCCGACGTAGGGCGCGACGGCGGGCTCGTCACCCACGGCGACGCGCTCCACCTCGCCGACTACCGACTCGGGAAACGCCTCCGCGACCGGCACGCGTCGCACCTCCCCCTCGGCCAGCGTGCCGCAGGGGATTTCGCGGGCTTCCGAGTCGATCGTCCACGCGAGCGACGGCGGGTCGCCGCATTCGGTGACGACGGGGACGCGGAGGCAGCGGGCGGGGGCCTCGTCGGTGGCGGGCACATGCGCGTCCACCACGACCATGAACTGCGTGCCCGGGGTGCATTCCGCGTCGGGGCCGCTGCTGGCGATGGCGATGCCGCCGCCTGCGAGAGCGAGGGCGATGATGCTGGTCAGGGTACGGTTCACTGGGACACCCGAATCAGGCGGATGTGGCCGTTGGCGAAGCCGGAGCCTGTCCGGTTGCCCCCGAGCACCATCGTCGGCTGAAACGCGATGGAGCCCGTAAAGGCCGCCGTCCTTGCGGCGACATCGGAGCAACGAACCGAAATCCAGCCGCCTCCCCACGTCACGATCACCTCGTAGGTGGTGCCCGCTACCCACGTCAGGGGCAGACTCCAGGCCGTCGTGGTGGTCGTGCCGTTGCCCGCAAGCGCGTAGACAAGCCCATCCGTCCAGACGTAGACCTGCAAGCCGCTACTGCCGCTGAGTGAGTCGGCAAGGACGCGCACCGACGATGGCGCCCCGCTCCAGCTAGGCGTATACTGCAGCCGCACCTCCCCACTCGCCACCGGCCAGCCCGCCGTGCTGACCGTATGCACATCCGCCGCCCAGCTACACGCCGCCGCGCCGCAGTCGTGGCGGGGGCCGGGGGTGGGGGATTTTTCCATTTGAGCTTGCCGCACATCGACGCAGCCGGAGCCGGAGACGTAGAGATAGGCGCGGGTGAACGTCAGCGTCGGCATCGTCCCCGTCTGGCTGTAGCGCTTCCATTCGGACGAGAGCGCGTGCGTGCCGAGTGTGGCGGAGTTCGGACCAATCTGCGCTGTCGCCGCGGTATTGGCGCGCAACTCGAACGTGCTGGTCCAGACCTCTCCGGTCGCGGCTGTGATCGCGTTCGAGAAGATGCCGCTCCCATTGCCGCAGATGCGCCAAAACGCGCCGGTGGAATCGGACATCTGCGTGCGGGAATCGCCAGTGAGCGTCCACCCCGTACCGAAGTCCGTGGAGCCGGGCACGGAATTCATCCCCGGCCCAAACGCCGCCAGCCCCGCCTTGCCGATGCACGGCACCCCAGCCGCCACCGACTGCCACCCGCTCCACGTCTCGCACCAGCGGGCACTCGCGCGCGTGGTGGTGACGGGCCAGCCGGGGCGGCTCGCCTCGTCCTGCGTGAGCGCGTCGAGTTCGAACGCGAACGTGCTCTCCCCGAGGATGCGGG